CCCTTGATCCGCAGGCCCCGAGACTTCAGGCCCCCAGGCAGATTGCTCAGCGTGCCCGCGTCCACGAGCTGACGGATCAGCGACGTGCCCGCCCGGGCGTACCCACCGATCAGGTGGATATACCCCATGCCATAGGCACCGAACCCCGGGATGTAGTTGTACTGGACGAAGTGCTGGCGCTTCTTCTTGCGCTTGTCGTCCTCCTCCCAGTTGCGCCGGATCGCCAAGACGTTGTTCGTGCCACGCTCGATGGTCACTACGTACGGACGCGCCACACCGTCCTCGTCCTCGTCTCCAGGCATCTCCCAATCGACGTGGATCTCCAGGACCTGATAACGGTCGTCCTCGGTCAGGGAGTAGCCCTGCTCCTCGGCTTTCTTCTTCTCGATGTCCGAGTGATACCGCACAGGCTCACCCAGCTCGATATCACGGTAGAACTTGTCAACCTGAAGCTTCTTGATGTCGTTCTTGGTCTTGCGCATGACGTGCGTCGCACGCTCGGCGCTGTAGATGTTGCTCGCCCCGTAGGGAATGATCATGTCTTCGGCAGGGATGAACACTGCCACCTGCCGCTCCAGCGACGGGTCGTAATAGATCTTCTTGAACGCACACCCAGCCAGCCCGAGACTGAACAGCATCCGCTCGTGCTCAGGCCGGTACTCGATCATCTCCTCGGTCAGGCGGTAGTTCATGTCGTCCTTGACACGCTCCGCTGCCTCTTCCTTGAACTTGTCAATGGCACCGACGATCTGCGTCTTCACCGGCCCCTGGGCAGGGAACGTCTCGGTGATCATTTCTGACTGGAACCTGACTGCTGCTTCAGTCAACAAGGGAGAAAACACTCCACATGCGTCGTCCCACGGCTCCGTACGCTCCTCGTACTTCATCCCCAGGACTTCCAGCCCCTTGACGAACGTGTCGGCCCAGTCCTTGCGGCTGGTGATGTCCGCGTCCACCAGAGAGATCAGGTCGTTGGCAAGAGACTGCAGCTCCCCCTCGTCCATGAACTCTGCGAGGTTGGCGTCGAACTTCTCCGGGCTCTCACTCCCCGGCTCCAGGGTGATCTCCATACCGCCCACACCGACCGTGACACTCTCAGGATCTTCGATCTCGATCTCGATGGCAGGAGCATCGGACATGAGAGACGGGTCCATCGGCTCAAGCGCAGGAAACATGTTCGTGGCCATGACGGCTCCTAGTAGTACGCAGCCCTACGGCGACTGCGAAAGTACGAAGGTTCATCCTTGATGTCAGTGGGCAACCTGACAAACCCACCCTGACGGAAGCGCAAAAGCGCTTGAGTCGTCGAGTCTACAAGGTCGTCATTGGCTCCGCTAGGAAAATCATTGCACTCCTCAATGACCTCGCGTGCCCAGCGCCTGTCCGGAGCCCACACGATGCCCGAAGAGAACAAATCCGACACTGCATTGACGCGAGATACCTTATCCTGCCCTTTACCCGGCGTATATTCACCCACCGGAACGCCCATACGACGCAATTCCTGATATAGAGCCGCGCCGTTGGACTTTTTCTCCACCACAAACGCATCCGGCTCCCAAGAATTGTATTCTTCGAGCACCAATTTCTTCAGTTCAGGGAACTCCATGCGTTTTTTGATGGAATTCAGCAAAATGATGTTGAAAACGTCCGTTTCCTCGTTGCGAAACACGCCCCAAGTCGTCAAAGCGTTATAATCTGCTCGGTTATTGGACTCCTGGGCAGCGTCCAGGGACATAATGATGAACTCGCATCTGGGAGGGTCATCCTTTTCCCAAATTTTCCACCATTCCCGCTTGATCAGGGCGCCTTCCTCGGACACGGGGTTCTGCATGTACTGGGCTTCCCAGTACCGAATGTCCATTCCGGCCTTTTTGGACAGCAATTCGTCCAGGGACCAGAACTCGCTCCACAACGGCTTATCATTCAGGACGGCAGGGAACTCGACGACCTCCCACTGGTCCACGCCTTCCTCTTTCTGCATCTGATTGATGATCTGCCCGGTCAGATCCAGCTTGGACCAGCGCGTCATGACCACGATGATGGCCCCTCCAGGCATCAGACGCTGCAGCGGACCCGACTGAAACCACTCCCACGCAGGCAGGAACACGTCCGGACGGCCAGTTTTGGCCTCTTGTTCGGAGTGAGGGTCGTCGATGATGAACAAATCAGCACCGCGACCAGCAAGGGCGCCCCCGACACCAATGGCAAAGTACTCGCCATTGAAGTTTGTACCCCACCTTGAGGCTGATTTAGAGTCTGCTTGCAGCTCTACCTGGGGGTATATGTCCTTATATGGGTCGGAACCCACCAAGTTACGAACGCGACGTCCAAAGTTAACCGCCAAATCGGCAGTATGTGAGGACATTATGATTTTCTTGTGAGGGAATTTGCCCAAATACCACGCCGGGGCCAAGTACGATATTAGTTCTGACTTGCCGTGCCGGGGCGCGATATTAACGATGATACGTTTTTTAGTACCAGCGGCTATTTCCTCAAACAAACTCGCCAATTTACGGTGGTGAGGGCCGACTTTATACCCCGGATACACATGTTCGGCAAAGGCAAGAAGGGATCCTCGGCCTGCTCGCTGTGAAATCTCGGTGTCGTACTGCTTGAGAAGCTCCAGAGTGCGCTTCTTATCCTCCACGGACATCGCCGGGAGCATATTCTTCAGCATCTGGATCTGTTCAGGAGTGATCTTCATCGACATCCCGGACTTCGATGACCTTCATCGGTAAGTCAATGGTGCGTTTTTCGATGCGGGCCAGGGTCTCAAGCAGTTCCCGCTCGACTTCCTCCATGGACTGAGGCTTGACTGTGACCTCTGAGCGCTTCTTGAAGGCGTCAACGCCATCGACTTCCCCCAGGCTACGCAGGGCTGTGAGCCGGATTTTGGCGTCAGGGTGCTCTGTTTCGGCAATGAGCTTGTTGACGACGTAGACCTTCAGCTCTGCCAGCTCCTTGACGACCAGAGAGTCATGCTGAGCCACCAAACCTGCCAGATAGGCAAGAGTGGGGCTGGAGTATTTGGCAAGGGCGGGGGACGTTGCAGGGTTGGAGAGAAGCTTGTCGGCCAGCTCGATGGCTTTACCGCGATCTTCTTCGCCCACTTCGATGGGTTTGCCCGTCAAGTCCGACAGGAGCTTGATCGTACGTGCCCGCATCTCCAGCTCTTCGCGTGGAGTCAGCGCAGGCATAGCTTCCGCAGCGTCGGCAGGAAGGGGGATGTCGCTCTCGACATCAGGGATGTTGTCCATAGGAAGGGGAAGCACTACGGAAACTGTAATGTAGCACGGCTTTTGGAAAGGAGGTAGGAGTCCCTGACGGGGGGTGTTCTGGGGGAAGTTGACACTTTGTTTGGTGGGGAATTGGAAAAATTTGGTGGTGATTTGTGCAGGTTTTGGGGTGTGGGGGTTCGCGGGGGACCCGCTGAAAAGCCGGGGGGTGGGGGTGTAGTGGGGTCACCCGGTGAGAACTTGCGTTTTCCTGTTGGGTCTGTCATAAGAGAACCACTGCAGCGCAATGGTGCGATGCAGAACTGGAGAGAGCGATGTTTGAAGCAAAGCGTGTTGGTGGTCTGGTGTTCGCTCGTGTGGGCTCGTTCGGCGGCAGCGTCTACGTGACGCGTCGCGGGCACTGGGTGGACTACCCGGTCTGTTTCACGGCAGGCTGCGTGGTCGGCCTGCTTGGCTACTCGGTGCTGCGCACCGTCGGGCTGGTGTGAGTAACCGGGGGGCTTCGGCCCCCCTCTTAGGAGAGAGCGATGGAAGAAGTCTGGTATGCACTGGGAGCCGCAGCAAGCGGCTTCATAGTTGTCTGGCTGCTGATGGCAGCGTTCTGAACGCGAGGGGCTTCGGCCCTTCGCGTTTGATACCAGTTATTTGTCATCGCGCGAGTATGGGCGTGCGCAAGCCTCAGCGGGTCACCCGGTGAGAACTTGAGTTCCCGTGCTGCATATGGCATAAACAAACCACTGCGACGCAATGGGGCGCTGCAGTATGTCATCAACGTCAACGGAGAATGCCAAATGGCAACCAAGACGCAAACGCGCGCAATCATGCGCAAGGCCGCAACCCTGTACGGACATAGCATCAAGTCCAAACAGATAGAAATCAAGCGTGAGAAGGACAAGCTCGCAGCACTGCGAGCTTCAGAACTCAGCATGACTTTGTTGTTGGCGGTGTTGATTGAGAAGCTGAACAGCATCGAACTGGGAGGATGGATTTCCTCCCTAGGCACTGAGGCGGACCCGCGCATCTATGCCTGTCTTCACGTAAACGCGGACGGGTTTAAGAACCCGGACGTGGTGCGTACCCTGGACTTCCTTACCAGGGAGTTTCCAGAAGTCACTAGCAAAGACGGCGATTACTCACTATCTAGGTGCTACAAGTTCAGGAAGGACGGGCTGACTTTAGACTTCACGGTTTACGTGAACGACGATTCGCCGACGTGTAGGCGGATTGAGATAGGAGAGGAGACGATCAAGGTGAAGAAGTACAAGATCGAGTGTGACTGATGCGACGGCGGGGCCTCACGGCCCCGCCGTTTTTATTTGGCCTTTTGATGCCAGTTATTTGTCGTCGCGCGTGTATGGGCGCGCAAGCCCGCTATCTAACGTTCCATGACTCGGTGAGAACTTGATTAGCGGCGCTGAGTCTGGCATAAACGAGACACTGCAGCGCAATGGGGCGATGCAGTTTTTGGAGAAAGCAATGAGCAAGAAAGTAGACAACGGTCTTCCCTCCACCCCGACCAGCATGCAAGATGCTGGCTACCGTTTTGCGCAGTCTGGCGAGACGATGGAGGCTATCGCACGGTATGTGCTTGGGCAGTGCCCAACCGTGCTGGAGGACGTGCCGAAGGAAGTGAAGTCGGCGCTGTACGCAGGCTTCCAACTGCGTAAGCATGAGTTGACGGGCGATAAGTATTACAAGGTTGACGGGACTACCTACATCCCGCTGACCGGCAAGCCTGCCGGTGATGACAAGGGCATCGTCGCATTCAACGTGAATGTGGCCATGAGCTATAGCCCTCAGGAATTCGGGAAGATGAGGGAGTCTGACCCGACGAAGCACGCGGTCATCAAGCCGCTGAGGGATGCATTCAGTTCGTATGCGTCGAACTCGATGGCGGATCTTCTCAGCAAGATCCGACGCATCGTGAATGAGGGTAAGACGCGCGCACGCGCTGCCAACAAAGACTTCACCGAGGCAATGAACAAAGCCTTTGATGACTTCGACAAGCGAGTGCGTACCGCAAAAGATCGCGGTGATGTCGGCGCTGACCCGGTGAAGTTCCGGGTCGCACGAGATGCGTTCTGGCGTACGTATAACGCCGACTGATGACTAGCCCCCCGGGCCGCGAGGCCCGGGGGGCTATTTTTGTGCCCAGGCATTTGATGCC